TTCCTCCTAGGATATAACTCGTGTTAGTAATGTAAAGCCAATCCATAGACCAATAATTCCTGCGACTCCCGCAAAAACTGGTGGTGCTGGTACTGGCAATTTGAATGCTGCGAACACGACACCGCATCCAAAACCTGTTAATGTTGATAGAATAATGTCTTTCATTTAGATTCCTCTTTTGGTAATAGTTTAATTAGATCTTCATAGGCAGTAGCAATTTTATTCATAGAGTTGTAATTAGGTGACATTGCCATTATGTCCCCATACTCTTTGAAGTATGATATTTCTGGATCAACCTGCTCAACAAAGCTAGATATACCAGCCTGAACCTCTTCAATATATTCAAATGCAGAATCACGAGAATCGGAAAGAAACTTAATAAAACTTTCTTTGTGTACATCATTGTCTAATTTATTATTAGACAGCATTAGCTGAGTAACCTTAGAATAGGCAGTAGCCATCTTTTTAATATCATTCTTTAGTCTTAAAAACTTAATTGATAAAACTAATACTGAAAGCAACGAAGCAAAAAGCAAACAACCAAGGATAATTGCAAGCTCTAACATATTCATTAATTCAAAGCCTCTCTTGTAACTAACACTATAGCACCTTCCATTTCTAAAGCATTTTTAAGTTGAACAACATATTGTAATGCTGCAATCTTTTCATCATGCGACAATCCTACAAAGTGTCTTTCATTTAATTTTATCGTAAGAAAGTGCTCGTTGTCAATAAGTTGCACACCAAAACCTTTTGGTGCTTGAACTGCATGAAAAGCTCTACGCATTGAGTCTGTATACATTACTGTTTATCTTTCTTATCCACATAATGAAATAAATCTTCTAATGATTCCCAGCCTAAATCTTCTTTAATTTCTAGCGCTCCAAGAAAAATATCCCATGTTTCATAAACATACTGTCTTGCCAATACTGTTGGCTCAACAAGATCGTTATCAATCAAAAATGCAATTGGAAGACCAATATCGTTGTACTCAATAAAGTCTTTGAAGTATTTATCAGACTTATAGTCCATCCATAGCTCTCCAAGGATGGCACATATTGAATCAAAACTAGTTACATCTTCTCCATTGTCAGAGATTTCCACATCTCACCCCATTTTTCTTTTGTTCTATGTTTGCTAAACTCTCTTGATATTTCGCCATTCTCTAAGTATATACCACCCCATACGCCCCACTCTTTACCAGATACGCCGTTGGCAAAACATATTTTTTGCACTGGACATGACTGACATAGGTTGTCTACAATTGGCCTGAGAAGCTCATCATCTTCGTATTTATCAAAGAATAGGTTAGTCTCTGTACCAAAGCAAGCACTTTCGTCTTTCCATAAGTGTTGCTTCATGGCTACTCCTTGTATCTATTTGGAATATCCCAGCCATTACGATCAGGTACGAAAGTCTTTGCCAAAAACCACTTACCATTACGACGAATTCCATTGATAGCAGTCTTGGCAATATCAGACTGCTTTGTTTCTACAACTGTCCAACCATCCCAATGCAAGTTACTGTTCTTTGCAACAATCTTTTCCATTGTGTTTAAATCTTTTACAATCATTTTTTACCCCTTTAGTATCTGAAAATTCCTACTTCAATATTATTTTTTTCTGCAGTTTTAACAAGTTTTGACACAGACTGATGTGGTCTGCTCAAGAAAGCAAGATAGTTTACACTAAGCATGTTTTCTTCAATCCAAGAAGAAGGAACCTTGTAAAACTTAATCTTTCTTCCACGAGACTTCATTCCTCTTTCTGATAAATTACAGAACTCAGATACAAATGAGTTTATTGAAGCTGGTCCAGCAGAATAAACTATAAACTCTGTATCTCCATCTTGCATTCCAGAAAGAGCAACGCTCATAGCACGAAGAAAGACTTTATAATCATTAAAGTCATTCGTTCCATGCACTGCTACTATCATCAGAATTTCCATTCTTTAAGCTATCCAGTATGAATAGCATCTTATCAATATCCCGCTTTGACATATTGTTTGTGTCTACTGGCCTAACAGTTTCTGAATCTACTGATCCATCAATTGCATCTGCCACATAAAACATATTGTTATGTACCCAATATGCATTATCTTCTATTATCAGTACCTTGACAGTATTATTACTAACATGCTTTCTTGATTGAGAAAGTATTTTAGGTACCTCAAAAAGATCTTTTGGTAAAATGTTTTTTACTATTTGATGAATACTGCTTTGAGTATAAACAATTTTAGCAAAATACTTCTTACGCTTTTGTACTACTCTTATAATTATAGAGCAAAGGATTATAGATGTCAAGCCAATAAGCAAGGTTGATATCATTTTTAACCTCTAAAACTAAATGCGCTTCCAACCCATACTGTCTTTTTCTTTTCACGCTCAACAATGCCTCGTGACCAAGAGAATCCTGCGTCTCCGCCCCATGCCAACCACATGATATATCCATTAGAAGGGTTTGCTTGGTTTCCCCAATCCTTACCCTTCTTGTCTACTTCATGGCGTGAGAAGTATGAGTACATTCTCTTGACAGTGCTTAGAGAGATAGTTTCTCCTCTTGCTAACTGCCCTGCACGAGTCCAACCAACTGCAGTACCTGCACCATTTGCTTTACCATCTTCTTTAAATTTAATTGCTTTACGAGCAGCTGATCTTGCTCCTTCTGGTGGTGAGTAACCTTCAGCTTTTGATACTGAATCTGTATCATATTCAACTGTGTCATCATCTTCCCATAGGTCATCTGCTTTTGCAGCAGGCACACAGTTAGGAACCATTTTTCCATTTTTTCCAGGCTTCATACCACGCTGAACATATCCATCCCAACAAGGTGCTTGCTTAGATACATCTTCTGGACAGCATTCTGATTTTCCAACTGAATTATCATATGAATCCATAGCGTCTGGCTTATCTTTCATATCTTCTGCCTTGCATACTGGACAATTTTCACAGTTTACATTAAGCTCTTTACATGTTGGACAACCACAACCTTCATATTCTTTCTTAACATCTTTTTCTTTTTCATCTTCATGCATTGATTTATCCATGCCAATATTAGATTCAAGAGATGGCATAGCCATTACTTCAGATGATTTATGTCCCATGAAGTATTCTGTCTCTTCCAAGCCACCATCTTCCATTTCAAAAAGCTGCATTAAGATTGCTGGGTCTTCAGCAGAAGCAACAATAGAGTACTCAGATCCAGGGAAACCAAGCATTCCATCTCTCATGATATGAACAACACGCCCAACATGAAACTCGTCTTCATGGCCAGCGATAACCATATCGCCTTCTTTAAGATCATGCATACTCTTACCTATATTTCCTTCAGAACGATTAATCGCATATATTTGTCCAGCTGCAGCAGCTCTTGTCTTATGGCAACCCATTACTTCTCCACCCTCTTTTACTGCAGGGTATCCGTCACAGCCGTATGAGCCTTTGGCTCCAACCTTATATGGCATATTAACCTCCTAGTTATACTACGATTATATCAGAGTTCTTGAGAGTCTATGGTTCTTTTTAGCTCCTGCAAAGACCATCGCTCTTCCCTTGAAAGCTTCATAACCTCAGATTTATCATAAGATTTATCACTAATATATATTAATGGATCATCATTAAAAAAATCTATATCTACAAACCCTTTTTCCCAAAGAGCCATGAGATCGTTATTTATAAAATTTATATGTTCTTCATAAAGCTCTGGCATTAGCTCTTTTATTTTTGGTGTAAGAGAGTATAGGATTTCTCCGCTTTCTGGATCAACACCTGCAAACTCTATACCACCATCAAGTATAAGATTGTCTACTATTTTACTTATTGCCTCATCATCAAACATTTACGAAGTCCAAGAAATCTTCACGATTTTTTGCACCACTCATACGCTTAATCTCTATACCATCTTCAATGAGTACATATGTAGGAACAGTTTTTACACCAAAGTTTTCAAAAAGTTCTATTTCAGAATCTGCATCAACAAATATGAAGTCTACAAGTCCATCTCTCTTTAGATCTTCTGCTACTGGCCTAGTTCTTTCGCATGGTTTACACCACTCAGCAGTAAAGTAAAGTACGTGACTCACTTACCAGACTTCTTTCTTGCCTTAGCAAGTGCATCAAAATCCTTTACCTTAGTATCACCCATATAGCCCCACGCATATCCATCATTGATCATCTTATCATTAATAGATTCTGTATCACCATTAATATATACCCAGCCCAAAATGCGACCATACTTTTCAGATGAGTCCATCTTTTCAGTCTTAATCACAACAGACTTAGCATCTTTAAGATGTTTCTTTAGATATTCTTTTGATTCAAGTCCAAGAACCTTTTCAGCTTTATCAGATGTACGTGACTCAGGGGTATCAATGCCAGCCAATCTCACACGGGATTGAAACAAAATGTCAAACCCTAGATCAATAAGAACATCAATTGTATCTCCGTCTACTACGTTTTCTACTTTACGAACATAGTATTCATACATTTACTTAGATCCCTTTGCTCTTTGACCTCTGTAACCAGTCTTCTTAATATTCATTGATCCAGGCTTCTTTTGACCACTGGCATATGTTGCAGCCTGTCTTTGAGCTAATGCTCTTTGCATTTTATCTAGATGTTTTCCCATTAGTAATCTTTCCCCTTTGCTTTATTTTCAATTAACTTATCACGTTCATCAATTATGCTAATCATAAATGACATCATCTTACTATATCCTTCTGGATTATCCATAATCTTATTATAGTGATGCCCACAGAACATAAGATCACCATTAAGGCCAGTAACCTTAACTAAGGCTTCTGCTGCACATGAATCACAGCGGTCATTTGCTTTAAGTACCCATTGTTTTTCTACAACTTCGTCTGTTATCATTGTACTCATAGTATACCCTTACTTTCTGTTATCTGTAGAATAGTAGCCAGAGCCGTTGAATACGACTCCTACATTAGAGTATACACGAACTAGTGTATGATTACAAGTTTCACATGCGTACCCTGGGTCAGAATCATTAATTGATCTTTCCTTAACAGTTCTGACACCACAGGGCATACAATCATATTCGTATAAAGCCATATTACTTTATTTTCTTTCCAAATTTAGCCCATACTCTTTCGTGTAGAAAGTACCCAATAGCTTCCCAACCAATGTATAACAATGCGCCAAGGCTGGCGTATTCCCATTCACCAGTAAACAAATAAATAACTCCAGCAACACCAACAAGATGGAATGTCTCCCAGCTTAATGTCTTGAGCAGTGTTCTCTTTGTTGATTCCATATTACTTTCCTCTTAATGCTTTTAGAGTTGCCTGATCTACTACCCCTGTTACTGGAAGACCAGACTTCTTCTGAAATGCCTTGACTGCCTTCTCAGTTCCTGGACCAAAATCACCATCTGCATTTAGGCTAAGAAGCTCTTGAACTTTCTTTACTGCTTCTCCTTTTGAGCCAACTTTAAATGGCTTAAACTCTTTCTTTGCTGCAGGTGCTGCGGGTTGAGATGGAGTTGTTGCAGGCTGTGATACTGATCCACCTTTTGACAGAAGTGGGACATTCTCTTCACCAGCATAAACTGGACGACCCCAACCAACTACTGCATTGATAATTCCTTTTTTATTCTTTACGTATGCACGAGTCTTCTCTACGCACATTCCGCCATTGCGCTGATCTCCCTTTGCAGTTCCTGAAGTATTTCCTTCAATAACTTGGATTGTTCCATCGCCATTGTTCTTGATGCATAGACCAACATGTGAAATACGATTTACTCCATCATCTGGGAAATCAAAGAAGATCCAGTCTCCTGGAGTTGGATCATCATTACGAGCATCTGCCCAACGATTATTCTTCTTAAACCAATCTGATGCTGCTACAGTTGAAGCAGTCTTTGGGTATTTCTTTGGATCAAGTCCAGATGTAAATGCACACCATGAAACAAATGACTGGCACCATGCAAGGAAGTTTGCACCACTCCACTTTCCATACTTTGTTTCATTATCTCTAGGACCTTCAATGGTTCCTACTTCTTTCTTTGCAACCTCAATGATTGCTTCTAAACTACCTTTTACCGCCATTTGTTCCTCCTGTTAAGTACGACATTCTATTATATCACTATGAAGCTTTTTCTGTCAAACGATTATGAGTTCTTATTCTATGACAGTTGGCGCAGACTACTTCACATTTTGCTATTTCTTTCTTGATTGCTGCCCAAGAAAACCCATCGTGGATCATTCTTGAAATATTATATTTTTTATCTCTAATGTGATCAAAGTCTAAAACTATATGATTACATTCTCCACAGTCAACACATCCACTTGCCTCCTTAATTGCCTTAAGGCGCATCTTGAATTGCTGTTTATTATAAACTGCCAATTCTTTTTCTGACATGGTTTTATAATTATACACCTAAATAGTAAAAGCCCCACACAGGTAATTCAGGCACGAAGGCCACGGTCATATAAATGGGTAACTAATCCATCTCTAAGGTCCTGTGTGGGGACTTCTATATTGTACTACTTGATTTTAATTGTCTTAGGTTTCTTTTCTTCAGGAACAATACGATCAACATTAATATGTAGCATACCATCCTTTAGATCAGCTCCTGTAACTTCCATGTATTCACCAAGTGCAAATGATCGTACAAATTTACGAGCTGCTATACCTTTGTGAACAACTTCAGCATCTGTTGCTTCAACAATCTCACCCTTAATAAGTAATGTACCATTGTCTACTGATACATCAATATCTTCTTTTGTAAAACCTGCAACTGCAAGTGATAGCCTATATGTATCTTCATCTAGTTTAATAAGATCATATGGAGGATATGATTGTGAATTTGTTTTGTATGCACCATTTAGGCGACTTAGCTCCCTATTGAAGCCAATAAAAAAAGGATCATTAAAAAGATCCATAGCGTGTTTTATTACCATATTATTCCCCTTTCAAGCGAATAAGTTAATTTACCCCCCATTTGGGCAGGTATATATATTATAGCATATTGCCTTTTCAATTTAAAGCTATACGTCTATCTTATATCTTTCATTAACTTTAGACTCATCTGTTACATCAAAAAAATGTGAAAGAGTGTTTACACGTGTTCCAGATGTAACCTCATTGACTCCATGCTTTGTATAGTACCCTGGGAACAAGACTAATGTTCCTGCTTTTGGCTTTAGATTAATGTCAAGATCTTTAAGATAAAGCTCTCCACCCTCGTAATCATCATTTAAGAATAATCCAGCAACATGGGTTTTGCTTCCTAAATCCTCAATTGCAATATCTTCATTATCTCTATCATCTTTGTGGGCACTTAGAAAAGCACCCTTGTGCATTAAGTTTGCATGTGATCTATTTAGCTTAAACTCTCCGTAGGTTGGATAATTTTCTAAGAAAAAATTATATGAAAAATGAATCATCTCACTAATTTTATTTAATGGATCAAAGTCTAATTTAAAATCAGGATTTTCAAAAAAATCTGAATAGCCACCAAATGGGAAAAATCCATAAAACTCTCTTGGATCTTCTTGTTCATTTGCTTTAAAATAGTCAGCCAACATATTTGCATAATCTGCATCTATAAAGTTTTCAAAAACATGATAGTGATTTTTTGGAAGTTCCATATACACATTGTACCAGAATGTGGAGCGAAAGACGAGATTTGAACTCGCAACATCTACCTTGGCAAGGTAGTACTCTACCAATTGAGTTACTTCCGCATTGCTGGTCTGGCAAGATTTGAACTTGCGACATGGGCATTAACAGTGCCCCGCTCTGCCAGCTGAGCTACAGACCAAAACCTTTTACTATAATTCTTTTATTTTAAACACTACTTGACATGGATCTCCACCATCTGACCACTCTTGCATTTCTTCTTCTGTCATGTATGGATCTCCATCATGAGTATTGCAGAATGGTTCTGTTATCCATCCTCTTTCAATTCCATTATCAAGCCAGATCTCAAACTCTTTATACTCTGACTCTGTACGCTGTATTCCAGACAATATTTCTTCAAATTCATCGCTCATATATAAAGTATATCCTTAAAGGCTAACTATGTCAACTGGACCCATGCATGATGGGCTAAATTTAATTGCTGCAGAGACAGCAGACATCACTCTGTTCCTTGCATTTTTTTGTTTATCTGTTGCATACAAAACTCCGTAAGCATACTCAGCTCCAGAGCCCATAGCCAAATATGGCAGGGTATATTTAGATAAAGACATATCGGCAGAACTATGCTCATATATCTCACCACGAATGCAAATAATTAAACCAAGGTCTCCATCTTTAGATGTATCAACCCAGAACTCATTATAGAATTCT